ATGATACATATAAAAACAAAGAAGAAGCATGTATTATTGAATAAGATTTTTTCGGGAACTAGATGGTTAAACGGAGGCTGGAGTAAACAATTCAGAAGGCTTGAAGGTATGGTGTACGGAAATAAGCAAATTGATAGAATTTCAGAAAAGGCAGTTGGCGTTATAGTAAACGTAAAAGAAAATAAAGGCGATGGAGATATTTAAAATGAAGAAAGATAAGGTAAATAAAACTGACTTTTTAAAAGATGCTAAACGTATAAGTAACGACGAGTTTTATACTTATACAGAAGATATAAAAAAGGAGCTTGACTTTCATATTGAAGAAATAAAGGGGAAGACAGTTTATTGTTGCTGTGACGACCCTCGCTGGAGTAACTTCTTCAAATACTTATTTGAAAACTATAAAAAATTTGAACTAAAAGGTTTAATTGCTAGCCATTACTTAAGTCAGCAGATAACAATGTTCGAAGATTTACCAGAAAAACCAGTGTTCTGTGAATATTACGGTGAAGATATAAGTTATGATGAATTTATTAAAACAAAACTTAAAAAACTTGAAGGAGACGGAGATGTCAGAAGATTTGAATGTGTTAATATATTAAAAAAATGCGATTTGATTATTACAAACCCACCCTTTTCAATAATAAACGATATTATTAAAATTATACTAGATTATAAAAAAGAATTTTTAATGATTGCTCCAATGCTCTCTTTTACTTATATATATAACAATAATCTTTTTATCGAAAAAAGAATAAAGGTTGGAAAAAATATTGTTAATAAATTTTATAACAATAACTGTCAAAAAGACCTTGTAGTATATTGCCTATGGGCAACAAATCTAAAGACAGACTGCAGTCCAGACTTTTTTTATTCTGGCAAAAATATAAATGAAATTGAATATGATAAGTTAAACCCTCTTAATGGGGAGCCTCTTATAAACATAAACATTCAAAAAGATATTCCTGATGACTATTATGGACTAATGGCTGTTCCTGTTACATTTATAACATTTTTAAATCTTGATCAATTTAAATGTCTCGGAACAAATACAAGCTTATTTGGCGACATAATAATAGATGGGAAATTTTTATTCAAAAGACTTATAATAAAAAGAATTAAAAAGTAGGAAATAAATAATCCTGACTTTCCTGACTTTTTTAAATTTAAAAAGTCAGGATAAAAGTCAGGCTTTAAAGTGTTACAAAATATAGCTTTTTTGAGAATCCTGACTTTACTTACTTTTATTTATAGATAAATATAATAATAAAGGTATTTTTTTTCTATATATTTCCCAAACTGCTTGCATTTTTGCTCTTATATAAAAAGTCAGGAAAAAAGTCAGGAAAGTCAGGAAGCGGGTTAAGCTATTGAAAAGTATACAGAAAAACCCTGACTTTTGTCCTGACTTTCTACTGACTTTGTTAAAAATATACAGAAAAAAGTCAGGAAATGTAACATAAAAATAAATTGAAAATAACTGTTGACATACGCAATCAAAAAGTCTATACTAGACAAATCAAAGAGACCAAAGGAGCTATTATGCTAAATATATTAAATGAAGAAAAAAAAGAAGAGGTAAAAACTATAGTTAAAAATACAATTGAGCAAGATACTAAAAAGGTACAAGAATCAATTGAAAAAGATGAGGCTAAAACTTTAGATTATTTTTATAACAAAATAATCGAAGGCGCAAAGGTTACGAATAGATTAACTCTTATTTTTATAAAAGAGAAACTTATAGAGATTGAAGCAAGAAATAAAAACATAGAAGAGATAGCTAGCAAATATATAAAAATATATAACGATGCTATAATTGAAAAAAGCTTGCATGAATTTCAATATGGTAGAGCGCAAAAAGAGAGTAACCTATTCTTGTTAATGGAGGCAAAATAATGGAAAACCAGCAATTAATAACTTCAATACTTATATTGCTAGGAGTTGCATTTTTAGGGTTACACTCTATATATATGCAGTTTTTAAACAAGAAGCTAGCTAAATGTATAACTATACAAGATTTAGCTATTAAGAGTATATGCTCAAGGAATAGTATAGACTTAAATAGAGAGATTCTATATTTTAAAGCTAAACTTGAGAGGGATAATAATGTTTGAACTAGCTTTATATTTATCAACAGCAGCTGCTATTGTTTTAGGTTTGTTATATTTACAAATAAAAATAAATAAAGGAGATTTTTAAATGAGTGAAGCTGCTTTTTGGAAATCATTAAAGAAAACGCTAAAAGGAGAAAGGATCCAATTTCAGCGCTTTGAGGATATGTTAAGCGAAGGCATACCCGATTCTTGCTTTTTTATTAATAGCGTAACACAATGGGTTGAGCTTAAGTATAAAAAACTACCGAAGCGAGAAACTACTATTATAAAAGTAGGTATAAGACCAGCGCAAAGAATATGGCATAGGAAAGCTATAGCTTGCAATATTAACTGTTTTATATTAACAAAGCTTGACAACGGTGACGTTTTGCTTCACAGCTCTAAATATATAGACGAGCTTTATTTTGGCGTATTAAAAAGCGATTTATATAACAACGCTTTAATTGTAGGTAACAATATAGATATTATAAATTATATAAAGGAGAACAAATAAAATGTATAACGAAATGCGAGCGCAAGCAAATAGTGATGTAAAGTATGAAAGAGGGGAAAACCAGAAGCCTGTTTCAGAAGCTTATAAAAAGAATTTTGACAGAATCTTCAGAAAGGGGTATAATGCGACATATAAGGAGTTGACAGATGGCAGCGACAAACAGGAATAGTAAGGCTTCAGTAAATAGAAAAGTAAAACAAGAGGAAAGCCTCAGATTAAGGCTCAGAGGCTTGTCTTACGCAAAAATCGGCGCAGAGGTAGGCTGTACAAAACAGCATGCACATAAGCTTGTAGCTGCTGCTATAAAAGAAGTTGAAACTAAAACATTTGAAGACGCTAAAGCTGTGAAATCAATGGAGCTTTTAAGACTTGATAAGATGTTTTTAGAAGCTTCTAGAATAATGACGTCATCGCAGAAAGAGCTAAATAAACTCTCGGCAATTGACAGAATGGCAAAAATAATGGAGCGCCGCTCTAAACTATTGAATCTTGATGTTGTACCTGAAAACGATAGCGAAGGAATTATTGAGGCTGAATTTCTGTGAGTAAAAAGCAAAAATTCTGGCGAATGGAAGACCCTACTTTCTATGATGAGAATCACCCGCTTGTATTAAGAGGAGAGAAATACGCTGGAGAAATAGAAAAAGGTGGAATGTTTGAACATCAGCGCAAGGTATGGAATTCAACGGCGTTTATCAAAGCTATCGTGGGTGGTTATGGAGCAGGCAAGACAAACCTTTGCGGCAAGCGCGCAATTTCTTTAGCTATGCATAACGCGCCTTCACCTGTCATGGTAGTTTCACCGAATTACCCTCAAGCAAGGAAAACCATTATTCCAACAATTATTTCAATGTTAAACGGCAAAGGTTTGAAATATACTTATAATAAATCTCAATTTGAGTTTTCTATAAAGTTCAACGGAAATGTTGCAACTATTTGGATAGTTTCTGGCGATAAACCAGATTCTCTAAAGGGTCCCAATCTAGCCGCTGCTTTAATTGATGAGCCATTTATTCAAGAAGAAGACGTATTTACACAAATGCTTGCTCGCGTACGCTGTCCAAAAGCTAAACATAGAGAGATATTGCTAACAGGTACACCTGAGCAATTGAACTGGGGTTATGATATTTGTGAAGGAGATAGAGCTGAACAATTCAATGTTCATGTAGTCCACGCGCCTACTTACGCTAATAAATCATTATCAGAAGACGCTATTGAAACAATGGGAACCGCTTACGATGATAAGACTCGCGCTGCTTTTGAAGAAGGTCAATTTGTTAATCTATCTAAAGGCGCTGTATTTTATAACTTTGATAACGATGTTAATATTAAGACAATGGAAATAGACGACGATGAAGAAGTCTTTATAGGTATGGATTTCAACGTTGACCCCATGAGCTTCATTGCCTTTGTATTACGCGGCAATCATATGCATTATTTTAAAGAGTTCACACTTGCTAATTCTGATACTCAAGAAGCTTGCGAGGCTATACGTTTAGCTTTTGGCGACAACGTTAAAACGGTATTCCCCGACCCCGCTTGTAGACAGCGCCGCTCTTCTGCTGTAGCTAGTACAACAGACAAATCAATTCTAGTAACTAACGGTTTTAAGGTTTTAGCTAGACCAGCTCACCCAACTAAACGTAACAGGTGGAATGCCGCAAATCTTAAGTTAAAAGATGGAACGATCACGATAGATCCATCTTGTAAACATTTAATAAAAGCTCTCAGGCAGCTTTCTTTTGAACAATTAACAAAACAGGAACACCTTACTCATATGAGTGACGCCGCTACTTACGCTGTTGAATATATGTTCCCAATTAACCAGAAAATAGAAAAAGGCAAGACATGGCTGCTATAATATTTGACAAAAATACAAATGGCTGCTATAATTTACGAAATTATTTAAAAACAAATAAAACAGGTGGAAAATAATGACTGATTTTAATATTAATGGCTACTCATTAAAAGAGCTAACTAAAAAAGGTAAAGAATTAAGAGAACACGAAGAAGAAGTTGAATTCTTAATGAAGTCTTATGTCGGCGGCGCTGAATATAGGGAAGGCGAGTATCTAACAAGGCATAAAAGGGAAAACAAAGCATCGTTTAAAAAGCGTTTAGAAAACTCAGTCTTTACTAACTACACTTCGCCTGTTATTGATATTTATAACGGTTATCTGCATAGAGAACAAAAAGAAAGAAGTAACAAAGGGTTGAATGATTCACTTTTTANNGCTTATATTGAAGANGCNGACCTNAANGGCAGGACNCATGACAAAATAATNAGAGAAGTTTCAAGGCTGTCCTCTTTAATGGGTAGCGTAGGTATTCTTATAGATTCGCCTGAATCTTCTACTGGCAGCCTAGGCAGTGACATAAGCGCTGGCTTGCATACATATATAAAAGTATATACGCCTAATAATATTGTTAATTTAATTTATAATTATGATACAGGCAGACCTGTTTTAGATATACTTGTTCTTAATGAAGACTTTGATGACTCAGTTTATGAATATTATGTTATATATACAAATGAAGAATGGTTTAGAATTAAGCAAAAAGATAACACTAAACCAGAGCTTATAAGTCAAGGCGTACATGGTCTAGGAATTGTACCTTTTATTATACACAAAAATAAAGATAGCTTAATTTCTAAATTTGGCGTTTCAGACGTTTCAGATATTGCTGAGCTTAATAAAAGAGTTTATCAGCTTGACTCTTCTGCTATTGAAATTATAGAAAACACAGCGTTCCCGTTTTTAGAAGTACCTAGACGCGATAACCCTGCTACAGGTGATGGTGATATTATCATAGGAACAACTAACGTTTTGGAGGTTGACCCCGATACAACAAATAAACATAGATGGGTTGAGCCTGACGGTCTCTCACTTGACAAAATATTAATGTGGCGTAACCAGACGCTTGAAGATATACGTTATCACTCTAAAATAGGTGGAACTGACGGCGTAAACTCTAATAAGGCTTTGAGCGGAGTAAGCCTTGAAATAATGTTTCAACAACTTAACTCAATACTTGCTGATAAGGCTGAATCTCTTGAAAATACCGAGAATGCTATTTTTAGTATTATAGGACTCTGGAATAATCAGACATGGGACGGCTCAATAGTTTACTCAAGACGTTTTGGCGTAAGAGATTTGTCTTTTGAGCTTGACCAATTTATTAAAGCTAGCCTTTTTGTTGACTCTAAAGAGTTTACTAAAGAAATGGCTGAGAAGGTAGCTAGAAAGGTATTAACAAACGTAGATGAAAAGACTATTGATTTAATTGTTAAGGAAGTAGAAGATAATCACGGAAATAGCGCTGGTAATTCTGTAAGTGAAGACTCGCTTAATGCCTCATGATTAAGGTAACGACCAACTCTAGGATTGTAATTAATTCTATAAAGAAAAGAGCTGCTAAAATTGATAGCAGCTCTGATTTAGCTATTCAAAAAACAACCGCTGAGATTTCTACTTATATAAAGGAAAGGACTCTATCTGGTAAAGATAAAAACGGCAAGAAATTTGCGAAGTATGCAAATAGTACATTAAAAGCTAAAAAGAAAAGAGGCGGTAAGTTTTTTACGGGTGTCGTTAACTTAAATGATACAGGTAAAATGATGGGTTCCCTTCAGCCTAAACGTGTTTCAAGTAAAGTAGGAATTGTAGGCTTTACTAGACATATTGAAGCTCAAAAAGCTGCTAGAAATATAAACGGTAGCAGACATAGACCGAAGCGCGATTTCTTTGGTTTAAGCAATAACGATAAGACTAGATTTATAAAAATGTATAAGGACTTGTTAAAGATATGAAAGAGGTAGACTTAAGGACTTCAGAGATAAGAAAAGCTCTAATAAAAGTTGATTCAAATATCAATAGCGTAGTTAATAATATAAAAAAATCAGATAAGTTTTCTGATATACTTTTATTAATAAAAGACGCATTCAAGCCGCTCGTTGATATTGAGGGTAAAGTTAACGATTACCATGATTTAGCTGCAAAAATACGCGGAGAGTTTAAAGATATAGGAGTTGACCTATTATATTTAAAAGATGACGTTGAACTGATAAACTCGCTATCATCTTCTAATAAAGCAATGATGGAATCGATACGTGGAGAATATGAGGCTAGGATAACCTCGCTTATTTTCGCTTCAAAGTTAAGCGGCGTTGAAGATAGTACAATTCAAGCGCAAGCTTCTGCTTTAGTTATACCTAACAAAAAAATAGCTGGCAGAGCTATAAAAGGCGTACTTGATACAGAAGTTGAAACCTTTATTATGGAAGCTGATGCAACTATTATGCTTAAAAAAGGACAAGAGGCAGGTATAACTTCATATAAGTATATAGGCAGCTTAATAAAAGATTCAAGACCATGGTGTGTTAAACATTTAAACAAAACACTAACAGAGGAACAAATTCAAGAATGGAACAAATCAAGGTGGAAGGGTAAAAAGTCAGGTAACCCTTTTATTGCAAGAGGTGGCTGGAGATGTCGCCATCATTTTGCGCCAACTGTAGGTTAAAACTTGACAAAGGTATAGCTTTGTATTATAATACCGCCATCGCAGCAAATATAAACAAATAAGCGAATAAAAGAGGAATAAAATGGAAAAAGAAATAGAAGAACTTAAAGCTAAACTCAAAGAATCAGAAAGCAAGACAAAAGAGGCGCGTGATGACGCTGCTAAATATAGAACTAAATTAAGAGACACTTCTGAAACTTTTGAAGGCGTTGATATTGAAGAATATAAAAGCCTTAAAGCTTTAAAAAAGAAAAACGAAGAACAAGAAGCTCTAAAAAAGGGTGAATATGATAGACTTATTTCAGAAAGAACGGCAGCTTTTGAGGAAAAAATCAAAGCTGAAACCGAAGCGTCAAAAGACTGGCAAAATAAATACGAGTCTAAAATTGTAAGCGATTCTATTAAGCATGTAGCAGAATCAAATAACGCATTAAACCCTGAGGACGTTTTAACTTTTGTTAAGTCTAAATATGGCACTGCGGTTTCTGAAGATGGATCTATTAAGTTATTAAAAGAATCTGGTGAAACTGTTACAGATGGCAAAGGTAACCCATTAACAGTTGATGAGGCTGTTAAAGACTTGTTAAATGAGAGAAGTTATTTAGTTAATTCTCAAAATACTGGCGCTGGAAACAAAGGCGGAACAGGAAGCGGAGCCGCCAAAGATATGACAGCAATGGACAGAATAAAAAAAGGCTTGCAAAATTTATAGAATAACTATATAATGCACGCTTGAGGTTGAGCCTCGCCGTGAGTGGTAGCCGTTCACTTTAATAAAAAGGCTACAAAAGAGCTAGAGGCTCAACGAAAAAGATTTATAACATAATATTAAAATGGAGAAATAAAAATGGCAACACAGACTTTAATCGAAGCTGCTAAACTTATTCAAAACGACCTTGTAAAAGGCGTTGTTGAGAATGTTATAGTGGTTGACCCTATGTTTGACGTTTTACCTTTTGATGGCTTTGCTGGTCAAAATGTAACCGTAAACACTGAATCAGTACAAGGTGATACTGGTTTTTATCTACCTGGCGACACAATTCTTGCAAAGAATGCGTCTAAGACTACACCAAAAACTTTCCACGCTACTAAAATTATCGGTGACGCGGAAGTTGATAACTTTATTAACGCAACATCAGCAACAGCAGGCGTTGACCAGATGGCTGTAGAGGTAGCTTCTAAATCTCGCAAAATCGGTCAAGATTTCCAAAACGGAATGGCTAGCGGAACTGGTACATTGCCATTGATGAATTCTTATTCAACTCTAGCAGATGTAGCTTTTGATGTTTTATCATCTACAGCAGGCGCTCTTACAACTGGCGCTGAAATTGTTAAGGATTTGTATAGATTGCTTGACAACGTTAAAGCTAAAGGTGGAAGCGTTGACTTTATTGTGGCTCACCCTGCAGTATTGCGTTTGTATAGAGAATATCGCTTGAATTTAGGCGGTTCTGCACCTGTGAATGTTGAATTAAGCTCTGGCCGCAGAGTTATGTCTTTTGACGGAATTCCACTATTTGCAAATGATGCATTGCCTATCAATCTAGGGGTAGGTACAAACGAAACCGAAATCTTTGCGGGTGTATTTGATGACGGAACTCGTAAAATGGGTATCGCTGGTATCGCGCCAGAGAATTCTATGGGAATACAAGTTAAAACTATCGGCGAAAAAGAAAACACAGATGACATGCTAGTAAGAATTAAATGGTACGCAAACTTTGCTTCTTTTAACCGAAATGGTTTAGCAAAATTGAAAGGCGTTAAGATATAATATAACGCAAATAATTGAGAGGGTGGCAATCGGTCACCCTCTTTTTTTAATAATAAAAAGGAGATTCATATGAGTCAAGTAAAATTAAAAGTTGAACAAAGTCATAGCTATAAAGATGACCATAAAATTATAAAGGGTGGCGTTATATTTAGCGCTGTTAAAGACGGTTTTGAAGCTTTAGTTAATAAAGAGGATAAATCAACTATTGAGTTATTGCTAAAAGGTTATGGCGCGAAAATTATAAGTGAAGTAGAATCTGAAGAAGATTTTTTAGAAGAGTCTGTTTATACTAGTGAAGATGCAGATTGTATTCCAGAGCATGTATTTGAGACAGAAGAAGCTATTGAAAAGCCTAAACCCAAACCTAAAAGAAAAAGAACTAGAACTAGAACTAGAACTGTAAAAGCAAAAGTAAGAAACGAGGCTGAATAATGTTTGCAACTGAAAGCGACCTGCAGGACTTTATACCAGACGCATATCAGCATGGCTTAAATTCTTTTTCTAAAGAGATAGGGTTTGCCGAAGAAGATATTGTTAATCTTATAAAGTCGGACTGGTGGACTGAAGCTATAAGAAAAAGC